ATGATGGAAGATTTCTGGTTACCACGTAGAGAAGGTGGTAGAGGAACTGAAATCACAACACTTCCAGGTGGACAAAACCTTGGTGAACTTGCTGATATAGAATACTTTCAGAAGAAACTTTACAGAGCACTTGGTGTTCCTGAATCTAGAATCGCTGCAGATGGTGGATTCAATTTAGGTCGTTCATCAGAGATATTGAGAGATGAACTTAAGTTCTCTAAATTTGTAGGACGTTTAAGAAAACGTTTTGCACATATGTTCACAGATATGCTTAAGACTCAATTGATTCTTAAAAATATTGTTACACCAGAAGACTGGGAAGTAATTAGTGAGCATATACAATATGATTTCTTATATGATAATCAGTTTGCTGAACTCAAAGAAACTGAAATGATGAATGAGAGACTAGGAACTCTTGCTACTATCGAACCATATATCGGAAGATTCTATTCACAAGAATGGGTTCGTAAAAATGTTCTTCGTCAAACTGATGGTGAAATTATTGAGCAAGATGAACAAATAGAAAAAGAAATTGCTGATGGTACTATTCCAGATCCTAATGCAATTGATCCAATAACTGGAGAACCATTACCACAAGAAGGTGAAATGGATACCATGGGAGAACTTCCTATGGATCCAGAAATTGATGGTGGAATTACGAATGCACAGTTAGGAAAAGACACTAAGAAGGCAGAGATATAAATAAAGAATAGGATTATATTAAATTTTCATGGAAGAAATCGTCAATTTGATTGCTGCTGATGAAGCAGCATCTGATATCAGTGATAAAATTAAAGACGTATTATATACTAAAGCTGCTCAAAGGGTTGATAATCATAAACCTACTGTAGCATCTTCTATGTTTGCTGATACAGAACAACAATCATCCGAGGATCAAGAATAATGGCACATAAACCAGTAGGAAGTGGAGTATCTTTTGCTGTTGCTACGGCATCAGCTACATCTGGCATCATAACTCATTTCACCGATACTGTTAGAGTACATGCACTTGGTGGAGATGCACATGTAGTAGTTGGACTTGATCCTACTGCTGCAAATTCTGACTATTATGTTCCATCTGGTGGAACCGCAACACTAAGTATTGGTAGACCAAAATCACAGAAAGTTGTTGGTGTCACAACAGGAACAACCACTACAATTGATTTCCCTGGAGGAAGTGGAAGTCCATTTGAAGTCGGAGATAAAGTTCAATTAACTGGAATTGTTCCTACTGGTGCTAATGGTGGAACTTCAGGAATAGGACTTACAGTTGTTTCAGTTCTTGATGGTTCCTTCAGTAGTAATTCTAATGGAGATCCTGGTTATTTTGGTACGAGACTTACTCTTGCTCATAATACTACCAGTGTGGGACCAATCACTGATGGTGAAGGTGAACTGAGAGATGTTTTCCAGGTAGCAGCAAAAGGAACTGCTTCAGGTTTATATGTTCAACAAGTACAAATTTCAGGAGACGCATAATGAAACTCATTACGGAAGAAATTTCAAGTGTAAAATTTATCACTGAAGGAAAAGGTGCTAAAAAGAAAATGTATATTGAAGGGGTTTTCTTACAAGGAGATCTCAAAAATCGTAATGGAAGAATGTATCCAGTAAACACTCTTGCAAAAGAAGTTGGTAGATACAATGAATCTTTTGTAAAGAAAGGACGTGCTGTTGGTGAGTTGGGACATCCCGATGGTCCAACCGTAAACCTTGATCGTGTATCACATAAAATTACTTCTCTTAAACAAGAGGGAAATAATTTTGTAGGTAAGGCACAATTACTCGAAACACCTATGGGTAAGATTGCAAAATCTCTTATCGCAGAAGGTGTAACATTAGGAGTTTCTTCTCGTGGTGTTGGATCATTAAAAGAAAATAGTGATGGTTGCAAAGTTGTAGGTGAAGATTTCATGTTGGCAACTGCTGCTGATATTGTCGCAGATCCTTCTGCTCCTGATGCTTTTGTATCTGGAATCATGGAAGGAAAAGAATGGATTTGGGAAGGAGGGATTCTTCGTGAACAACTTGCAGAAAAAACTAAAAGGTCAATTAATACATTAGTTGATCATAAAATACTTGAAGAACATAAGTTAAATCTCTTTAATGATTTTTTATCAAATCTTTAAGTTCTATAAATAAATACAGATTATATTTAAAAATATCTAAAAATGTCCGTTGGTAACAATTTACAAGAAATGGAAAACGTAGTAACTAAAAATGCTTCGCCTGGAGAGCCAATGCCAAAAGCCGGTAGTAATGCTTCAGGTGTTACAACCCCAGATAATACTGGTTCTTGGGAAGATCTAGGCGGTCCTACACCCCAAAATTCTAAACCTGATGACAACTCTAATAAGTTGGCAACACCAGGTAAAACTCTAAAGCAAGTTAGAGATGTTGTTAATGCCAAGGCAACGCCTGGCGATCAAACAACTCCTAGTGGTAATGCCACTCCTGGAACACTTAAGCAAGGAGACGAACCAGAGGTGAAAGACGACCAAGAAATTGTTGCAGAGGACGAAGTAACTACAGATGAAGTAGTTTCTGAAGAAGAAACTTCAACTGAAGAAGTAGTTGCTGAAGAAGAAACTACCGAGGAAGAAGTTGTTGCCGAGGAACAGATTGATGTTGAAGAAGACATCCAAGCACTTCTTGAAGGAGAAGATCTTTCTGAAGAGTTCCAAGATAAGGCACGTACAATTTTTGAAACCGCAATTAAGTCTAAGGTTTCAGAATTAAAAGAAGAACTCTCAGTAGAGTTTGAGAAAGCATTAACCGAAGAGGTTGCATCTATCAAAGAAGAAATTGAAGATAGATCTGATGCTTATCTAGAATATGTTGCTCAAGAATGGTTGGAAGAAAATCAACTTGCTGTTGAGCACGGACTTAAAACAGAAATGACTGAATCCTTCTTAGGAGGTATGAAGTCACTATTTGAAGATCATTATGTAACAATCCCTGAAGAAAAATATGATGTACTTAATAGTATGGTAGAAAAACTTGATGAAATGGAAGATAAACTCAACGAGCAAATAAACAAAAATGTTGCTCTAACAAAAAGATTATCGGAATCGACTGCTGATGTAATCCTAGCGGATGTATCAGAAGGTCTTGCAGTTTCCCAAAAGGAAAAACTTGCTACTCTTTCCGAAAGTGTTGAGTTTGATAGTGAAGAAACATACCGTGAGAAGCTTGGTACACTGAGGGAATCATATTTCCCAGCTAATCCTGGCACTCCTAGAAATCATTCAGAAAATCTTTCTGAAGGTACAGAGGCACCTCAAGCAGCACCGTCTGGCTTGATGGAAACATATCTTCAGACTCTGGGTAGAGTTTCGAACAAGTGATTTTAAAATTACAAGATCAAACAAACAACTTTTAAATAAGAGGTAAAATCAAATGCAATCGTTCAATGCTGAACAACTGCAGGAGAAATGGGCACCAGTTCTAGACCATGATGGTCAAGAAAAAATAACAGATTCTCATAAGAGAATGGTGACCGCAGTTCTTCTCGAAAATCAAGAAAAAACTTTAAAAGAGGAATCAGAATTCCTCAGTGAAGCAGCTCCTACTAACTCCGTTGCTAATGCTGGAGTATCAAACTTCGATCCAGTCCTTATCAGTCTGATTCGTCGTGCAATGCCAAACTTGGTCGCTTATGACCTAGCTGGTGTTCAACCAATGAATGGTCCTACTGGACTTATCTTCGCAATGCGTTCTCGCTACGCTGGTCAAGGTGGAGAAGAAGCATTCTACAACGAAGCAGATTCTGCATTCTCTGGTCAATCAGCAGGATTTAATAAGACTGGCACTGGCGATATGGTCCAGAAGGCAGTTGGTTTAGGTACAACTAACCAACAGGGTACTAATCCTGGTGCTCTTGACGGTACATTCCCTGCTAGTGCTGATGCTACAACCTATAACGTAGGTCAGGCAATGGGAACTGCAGGTGCTGAAGCACTTGGAGATGCTGCTGATAACCAGTTCAACGAAATGGCATTCTCAATCGAGAAAGTCACCGTTACTGCGAAGTCACGTGCTCTAAAAGCAGAATACTCACTTGAGCTTGCTCAGGACTTGAAAGCAATTCATGGATTGAATGCAGA